GGGAATGGGGTTACGATCCCAACTCCCTGGCGGGTAGCGACCATCAGCAACAACTAATCGCCAAGCGCGTATCCGAATTCATCGACAGCCTGATAATGCACCCTCTGTCGGTAAGCGAAAACGGGCATTCGGTGTCCTGGTCTGAAAGCGCCATGAAGCAACGGGCACAACTGATGCTTCGGCAATATGGCATCACGCCCGGCGAAGAATTGAGCAGCTCTATTGGCCTGTCCTCGATAAAGGATGCTTCGAACTTGTGGTAATATGTATTTCGCGCCCCACATACTCTATTTGAGGATCGATCCTCCCAAACAATACGACGAACTGGGACGTCCGATAGCTATGTCCGAAAATGATGCATGGCAGGAAATAGGTGATTGTCGTTGCGACGACGACACAACCGTCCGCCTTGTATCAGAGAACGGGGAGGTGCGCCAATCGAAATACCACATCGTCTACGAAGGGAGAGGAGTACCCAAAGGAGGTTACGTGAAATGCATTGACAAGGCGACCGGCACAGTACGGGGCGAAGGCTCTGTGGCAATAGCCAAGGTAAACAACTATTTCAACGCTTCAGACCTTTGGATATGATTACAACGGGAGACGCGCGCAACATACTGTTCTCGGCGTGTAAGGGGGTTGGGATAAAGGACATGCACACTTCATGGGCTATCCCCGAGGGGAAAGTCAATAGAGAGCGTATCGTCGTCATCACACCACCCGAGCAGACGTCGGACACGTATTGGGAAAATTGCTTTGTTGCTGTAAACCTGTGCGTCCCCGACATCAAGGGAGAAGCGAACCTAAAACGGCTGGACGAACTCGAACGGGCAGCCAAGGCGAGGTTCAAAGAATGGACATACGGTACTTACGACGGATCCGCATACAGGTACAGGTATGAGAATATCGGCCGCGAAGAAGATGTAAACCTCGGATGCCACTATATCTACATCAGAGTACTATTCAGAGTATTAAACATTAAAAACAACTAAAACAATGGCAAAAGTAATAGCAGTAGGAATCAAGAAGCTGTATTATGCAGACCCCGCGAAGGTCACAGGAGATCTTACGGGTACCCTTCTGGCAACCATCATTAAAGATGTCAGCACGAAACAGGTGGAGAACATCCACCAAGACACATGGAGCATCGAAGAGGAGGAGCCGTCTACGACGGAGTACAGGAATCAACTCACCAATGGCGTATATCGCCAAGACACCGAAATGGGTAACATTCAGATGTCGTTTACCATCGGGCAATACGACTATGAAACCAAGGCGGCTTTCATGGGCGGCACGGGGTCGGAGACGTCATGGAAACGTGCGCGAGGCGTCACGCGCATTGAAAAATGCATGATCGCCCTGACGGAAGACAACCAGTATTGCGTCTTTCCGAAGGCCTCGGTTATCGCCCGTAACACCAATAATGAGGGAGCCGTAGGTATCGGTGTAGCAGCTGCTGCCCTGGAACCAGACAACACGGCGGTCTCGTCGGAATATTGGTTCGATTCTTCGGAGGTGGACGTCGAATAAAAACCTCCAAGCCATCAGCAGTCCAGGGGTGGGAGGCGTGTGCCCCTCACCCCTATTTCTTAAAATCAATCTTATGAAATTGGAGTTTATCAGTATCCGCATAGCATCGAAGGGATACACTGTATACAAGATGTCCCCCATGACGGCAACGCGCATCATGACGGCGCGGGATGTCAACAAAGATCCGGACGAGAGTAAGGCATGTATATCGGCGATGGCGCATAGTATAGCCTTGGCGGTTGTCGGCAGCCGCAACATATTCGCGGGTGTCAGGGTGTGGTTTTTACGCCGCAGATTCATGAAGCGGGGCACATTCAACGAGTTGTTCGACTGTTATCAGAAAATACTGCTGATGATACCCCTTGAGGATATTGCCTCGGTTGCAGCCGTAATGGAGGGATTGTCCGCAACAATATCCAAAGACCATGAGTAAATCGGCGGATATTGTCGCCAGGTCATTGCTGAATACGCATCATGCGTCGGTAAAGCTCGGGGTGCTGAAATTCCGGGTATACCAACCGTTCGTGAAGGATTTGGCAAGGGCATTCGCCGGAGGGAAAATAGACGTTTCAATCTCTGGAAGGCAAAAATATTCCATGGAAACAATATCCAAGCTGCTTTTTCGGCGCTCATGGTGCCAAAAACTATTCCTGTGGTACGCCAAGCGGTATGCCACCTGTGAAGAGATTTCCGCCGCGACCATGAAAATAGCCGACATCGTATCGGGCAAAGACTTGTTCGATTCGGTGAAGATCGACAAAACACGCCGGAAAACAGTGTCTGAAACCGTCGGGAATAATACGATAACGGGCATTATTGCAACGATGATGGATCAATTGAACATCTCCTACAACGAAGCCTTCCAAGGCATAAACTACCCTACCATGCTACTCATGATGACCGACAAGGTGCGCACGCTCGTAGGGGACGAGGAAAAAATAGTGCGGGGATCGGGCGCCGATATGGCCCGGAGAAGAAACAATAAGAAAAGAGGCAATAAAGAGCAGCAATGAGCGCATTATCATTCAAAATAAACGCGGAAACCGATAAACTCAAGAGTTTTATTACCATGCTTGAGCGGTTGCGGCAGGTACTGGCCGAAATCCCGGACAGTACAAAGGAATTCGACGTCATAAACCGTAAAATTGGCGAGATGGAGGCGCGTGTCGAGCAGACAATGCGCAAGATCGCCCAGATGGAGCAGCAGGCAATGGATGCGGCGTCCAAGGCTACTGCCTCGGCCACGACTGGAACTGCTGGCGGCAGCTCTACGCCAGGAACAGCGGCTACCCAGGCCGAAACTGCGGCATATCATGAACTTATTGAAGAGCTTAGAGCAGTCAATGCCTCAAAACGGGAGAATGTCGCATTAATATCCCAATACGAAGCGCAGATAAAACGGCTTAAATCAAAAATCATCGATCTTAACAAAACAGAAAGCAGCGGCATAAAACTCACTCAAGACCAAAAAGCAAGCCGTCTTAATGCCTCCGTTTCGATTGAAGAGTATAAGCAAGCCCTATCCCGCGCAAGACAAGAACTCGCCAACCAAATCAAATTAGAGCAGGTTGCCAGAGGGTCTATTGACGAGGTGTCGCAGGCTCTGGGCAGAATGCGGACTATCTACCGCTCTCTGAATGAAAGCGAACGCGGTAGCAACTGGGGACAAAACCTACTTAAAAATATAGAAGGCCTTGACGCAAAAGTTAAAGAACTGGATGCGTCAATGGGCGTCCATACTCGCAATGTCGGCAATTACGCCTCTGGATTCAATATGCTGGGATTCCAAATTCAGCAAGTTGCCCGCGAGTTGCCGTCGCTGGCATATGGCCCGCAAATATTCTTTTCCGCCATATCCAACAACCTGCCGATGCTGGCCGATGAAATAGCACGGGCGAAGAAATCGGTTGATGAATTGAAGAAAGCCGGGCAAACCTTCACGCCCGTATGGAAACAGATTGCATCGTCGATCTTCTCCTGGCAAACCCTGCTTGTGGCCGGCGTAACCGTGTTTACCCTTTACGGCAAGGAGATAACCAACTGGGTAGCGTCGCTGTTCAAAGGTAAAACGACGATAGACGCCTCTGCCGCTGCACTCGAACGCTTTAATTCCGCTATGGCTCAAGGTTCGGTGTCGGCTCAATCCGAATTAACCAAATTGAACCTGCTGTATAGGGCTGCGACAGACCTTTCCAAGCCCTATGAAGAAAGAGCCGAAGCGGTCAAAAAACTGCAAGACATATACCCCGCTTACTTCGGCAATATGGCTGCGGAACAGGTTATGGTCGGGAATGCTGTCGGTGCTTATGAAAACCTGCGCGACGCAATTATCGAGGTCGCAGAGGCGAAAGCCGCCCAAGAACTTATTACAGAGGACGCAAAGAGTTTAAAACTTATTGAAAAAACAGGGGATGCCTATACCAACTATTCTCTTGCTTTAAAAGAATACAGAGTAGCATATGCTGCAGCACAAGAAGCCAGCAAAGGGAAGGGCCCAATAACATTTTCTCTCACCTCTGAATCTGCAAGTTTTGAAAGGGCGAAAGCAAATTTAAGGAGGTTTAGGGATGATTTTATTAACGAATTATCAAATCTCAGTAAAGATGGTGATGACCTTTGGAAGCGTATAAACGAAGGCTATGAAGGTGATGTCGATGCATTTATTGCAGCGATAAATGCCGGCATCGAAAAATTGACCCCCGCAGCAGAAAAGCTGTACACCGCCTTAACGCCGGATGAACTTAATGCAAAGGCGGAAAAAGCCCGCCAAGAGGCCGAAAACGCAGCAAAAAAAGCCGCATCCGATCAAGAGCGCAATCTAAAGGAGCTCACCAAGCAATTGCAAAAGCTCCGGGATGATGCATTGCAGGCCGAAGTAGATTCTATGAAGGAGGGCACGGCCAAGAAACTCGCGCAAATAGACCTTGACTACCAGAAACGCGCCCGTGCCATACAGGAGGCAGAGGAGCGCATCAGGGAGTTGCAAGGTGGGGAATTGACCAAGGGGCAGCAAGCCCAAATAAAAGCCTTGAACGATGCCAATAATGCCCAGCGTACTGAAGAACGGGCAAGCGTTTCTTCTATTTCGATAAGCCCCGAAGGGTTGGCATCTACAATCAATAAGAATATACAATCTTGGGACGAGTATTTGAAAGCGTATGGAACCTTCCGGGAAAAACTACAAGCTACAAAAGACATTTACGACCGTAAGATCGAAAATGCTGGCAGCATTGGAGAGCGGAAGGCACTTGAAGCCGAGCGAGATGCAGCAGTAGCAGAAATTGAAGTACAAGCCGGGCAATGGGTGCGAGAATTGACAGGCAAGACCATGGATGAATTATCCGCCCTGAAAGCAGAGCTGGAGGCATCGCTACAAGCACTGGAATCCGAATATAATGCCCTCGATTCATCAGATAGTGCCCAAGGACAGAAATTGCGCGGTGAGATCAATCAGACGCAAGCAAAAATTAATGCAGTAGATAAAGCTGCTTCGAGTACAAAATTAGCCCCCAAAGATAATGCGATCAAGAAATGGCAGCGATTAGAGAGGACACTCGGTGATATTGCAGATGGATTCGAGGGTATTGGTGATGCCGTTGGGGGCACTACTGGCGAAGTCATTAGTGCGGCGGGCGAAATTGCAACTAATGCAGCCAGTATGATTAGCAGCATTGTCACTCTTACTGAATCGTCGGCGGCAGCTATTACAACGACATCAACAACCGCCGCCAGTGCGATCAAAGCTGTTGAGCGAGCATCCGTTATTCTTGCTATTATTCAAGCGGTATTGACAATAGCAACTAAAATAGCCAGCCTATTTAATAATGATGATGAAAAACAAGCGGAAATAGACCGACTGCAAGGTAGAATTGAGCAACTGCAATGGGAATTGGATAATGCCAATGCAATTCGGCTCCAAGAAAATTCTTTTAATGCTATTCAGAAGGTAAAAGACGCTTATAATGATGCGACGAAAGCGATATTGAGCGCATACGGAAAACTAAGCCCCTTCGGGGAAGCCATCGTTAAGCGAATCAATGCGGCTAAAATAGAAGAAAAGGCAATCAAAAGTATAGCAGATGCCTATTCAAACCTTAAATATACAGACAGCAATCTTCTGGGGGGAAATAAGTTTAGTGATACCCGAGATAAACTTAACAATCTTGCAGAACAGCAGTTGTTGCTTCAAAAGCAGATTAATGCAGAGAACGACAAGAAAAAAACGGACAAATCAAAGATAAAAGAATGGGAACGTCAAATTCAAGAACTTGGAGAAGAAGCTGCTGAAGTAATAAATGAGGTTGTAGAAACTATTATCGGCGGCACGGCAGAAGATATTGCAAAAGAGCTTGGCGATGCCTTCATAGAAGCGTTTTTAGAAGGTGAGGACGCCGCTAAGGCCTGGGGTGAAAAGGTAGACGAAATTGTTGCTGACATCATGAAACAAATGTTAGTCAGCAAATTTGTTGAAGAACGTATCGGAGATATTTTTGACCAGTATAAATCCAAATGGTTCAAGGATGGAGTTTTTGTCGGGATTGACGGTGTGATTGATTCCATGGGAAACTTTGCTGACGATCTCAACAAAGTTGGTGAGGAATTTCAAGCTATTTGGGACAGCCTTCCCGCTGAAACAAAGGAATTACTTGGGAATGCTGGCGCAGCTCGTCAGGAAGCCACGGAAAGAGGCTTTCAAACAATGTCGCAAGATACGGGCGATGAGTTAAACGGCCGATTCACGGACATTCAAGGCAAGGTTACCGACATCCGCGGCTATGTAATGGCGCAGACGCAATCAATAATCGGTCTTTTAACATCTATGGCCAATATTGAAACAGCCATGTACGCAAGCGTACAGGTAAATAATGAACTGCTCCGATATGCTGTGATGACCTACATGGAAATTGTGGAAATAAACGGCAATACAGCAGCCATGAGAGTTGCATTACAAGGTATTCAAGAGGATATTGCCGCAATCAAGCGCAACACCAGTGAACTATAACATGAAAATTGGTAAAGACATAGCAGACCTTGACAAGTTCATCAACGGCATTGAGGATGAAGTTGTAGATTTCATGGATGAGAAAGCACGGGAGGCATTAATAAGACAGAAAGAAGCTCGGCTACTATCTGGCAAACGCGACTACCTAAACCACACATGGAACTTACGCAGCGCCCTTGGTTACGTAGTTACTTATGAAGGCAAAGAAAAACGGCGATTTATTGGCGACCAAAATCATCCAGATCCGACGGCGGCCATTGAAACCAATAAAGTACTCAACGAAGAAAATAAAGCCGGAACAAGCATTATTTTCGCAGATGGCATGTATTACGCCGGCTTTGTCAGCTCTAAAGGTTATGATGTGATAGATACAGCCGAATTATTTTTAGATAAAGCATTAAACGAAAGAAAATGAAAAGGGATTTACTCATAAACGGCTACGATGCCTATGCAATGGGTATCACAATGGGATCGGGTTTCATTGCAAGTCTGAGAGCACCGGCAAGCCTCAAAGATTTTGTAGAGAATGACGACCCCAAAAAGGACGGCAAGCAGGTAATTTACCCCGAAAAACCGAAAGTTGCCGCCCGCGATCTGACGCTTACATTCGTGATCTTCGGCGACACGCTTGCAGAGCATACGGCGAATTACAACAGTTTTATAGAACTACTAAAAAGAGGCAAAATAGACATTAGCGTACCTTTAATATCTGCGGATATTTACCATTTGACCTACATGGGCAATTCAGGCAGCTACATGATGTCCGCAGACCTTACCACCTCACAACTGACAGTAAAATTCAATGAACCCAACCCAGCAAACAGGGTCGCAGAAACAGAAAATATATGACAACCCAACACAATAAGAGTGTAGATGCCATACGGGCGATGGCACTACAAACGGGCGCTTGTAAAAAGATAAACCGCGTCCAAGACTTCCCCGAGCTAATCAAACTGATGTTTACCCCACAAGGGATCGAGTTCTGCCAAGACCACAACTTCCCCTCGGTCGAAGTGTTCAGAAAGAACCGAGACAGTTTAGAAAGGCTGGGAGTATATGTAGATGCGGGAAATATCGCGCTCAAAGGTAAAGAGTACGTATGTATCGTCGGAGATACAGATGCTACTATAGAAGCGGCAGGGACTAAATTCATCCATACGATAATCCTGATGCACGGCGCACGGGCCAAGATCACCGCCAAAGACTACGCCGTGCTCAATATCGTAAGAATCGGCGGCGAGTATTCAATAAAGAAAGACGGAACTGTGATTGTACTGTAAAACAAAGCCGGGAATAATCCCGGCTTATTCTAATTAGAGCGAATTCAGATGTATTCATTTCTTATAAAAAGTCTTATCGTTATTTTCAGCCAGCCCATATTTTCTCATTTTAAATGAATTATCTGATTCTATGGATATTATACGTTTATCTTCTCTCCCATTAATCTCACCACTTTCTGAATAGGAGTAAAACGAAATAATAGCGCCATCATAATCCACATTAACAGAATAATAGCAATTTTCTGCTATTTCTAATAAGTGGTCATTGAAATATGTAACAAGATAAGCCGTCCCATAAACAACAACTCGACCGTCAATTACAGAAACTTTTTCTTGGGCTGATGAGTAGGGGGTAAATGTTATTTCCTCCGTTTCGGTAGTATTAGTCGTAAAACTATACAGAGACCCAATAAATTTACCATTGAGAACCTGTAATATTTCTTTTTCTGCTGGTGATGGTGAATCACCATTTTCTTTATCGTCAGAACAACTGGTAAAGACAAATGGAATTATTAAAATAATTGAAATTAAAAATTTTCTCATAGCTTATTTCAGTTTTACTGCAAATCCAGAAGCAATATACCCATCTACTACTTCACCATATTTGGTTCCTCTAATAATAGGCGTTATATTGAAATTTAGAAGAGCATTTGCACCAAGAGATTTTGCCTCTTTAACTATTTCAGCCACCATATAATCATAGCTCGGTTTAAATACATTTTCTTCTTTCCATTTAGCCTCCTTATTAATATATCCATCTTTTACGCCTATTGTAAATTTAATACTAAGATCACCAACGGATTCATAAGTAAACCCAGAAGAACTTGGGGTGATAGTAAATCCATCAGCAGTATACTCTCTATAATCAGCCAAATAGGTTTTTTGCGAATACTTTTGGATGGCGCAACTGCTCAATACTACACATGCAGATAATAAAAGTAAAATTTTCTTCATATTAATAAAATTTAGTGAGTTAGTAAATCAAATTTACAATTTCAAATTGGAATATCCAAGAAAAAAGGCGAGGAATGGTAAAAACCACTCGTCGCCTTTGTGTTTATAGGCTTGTAGTACCTTTATTCTCCCTCTTTTATACATTCGACGGCTACCCCAATTTGTCGCATACTATTAGCGCATTTATTCGCGGTATCCGTAAATTCTTTTAATGCCTTTATTGTATTAAATACATATATCTGGCCTTTATCGCGAACGAAGGCAACAAAGTCTTCTTTCTCCGCAAATAGTTCAACAACATCTACCCCGAGAGCGTCGGCAACTTTTTCAAGCGTACCGATTGTCGTATTTCCTGCAATAGCCTTTGCAAGCCCAACGGCCGTTATTCCAATTTTTTCTGCTAATTCTTTTTGAGTTATGCCTTTATCTCGGCAAATCTCTTTGATCCTAAATTTTGCCATAAACAATAAGTTTAATTTCCACACCAGTTGCAAAGATAGAATAATTTGCCATAAAATTATATAAACCAGATAAAAAATAATAATAAGTGTAATTTTCATACTTAAACATTTGGCAAATATTATAATTATTGTTATGTTTGCATTGAGAATAAAAAACAATAACTATAATAAATCATGAAAGCAACCTACAACAAAACGAAGATCATGCGCAATGCTTGGTATCTGAAAAAGGTGCAGCCGTCTATGTCGTTCTCAGCCAGCCTCAAGAAGGCTTGGCGCAACGAGAAGTTGGCGATGATGACAAGGCGTGTCGAGAACCGACCGATGGAGCAGCCGAAGGCCGCCGAATACCGCCCGCAGCTACTGGCAGTTCCTGCGGACTACTACGGAAACAGCAGAACGTACTACGGCGACTAACTCAAATAAAATACGACCATGAACGACATAATTGAATCAGCGGATCGTCTTGCAACCTTACTCGCAGAGCAAAACGCTTGTATAGAACGCATATTGGCAATACTGGACAAATAATCACAATTTAAATATCAATGCCTATGAAAACACCATCACTTCCGGGGACACCCGACTATCAACAACTCTACAACGAGGCCATGCAGTACAAGAAGGCTTATTTTGACCTTCTCGACCGTTACTGCGATATGGTTGACAAACACATCGCGGAAACTGACCGTGAGATCGCAGCATTTACTTCCACCTCACTCAAACGCCCTGTCGACCCCTTCATCCTTATGAAAATGGGCGGCAACTCTGATGTCGCACAATGTAAATAGCCGAGCCATGAAGAAAAAGAATTCAGAACCCGACTACAAAGCATTGTATGCACATGCTATGTTGCGGCTTAACGATTCCATGCGTGAAACGCTCCAACTGCGAAAGTACATCCACGCTCTTGAAACGGATGCGCTGAATGCTTATTTAAACAAGTCCAAGTATTTCCAATCGGCAACAACCAAATACTGTTAGTCATGAACAATCTGCAAATATTCAATAACGAGAGGTTCGGGCGCGTACGTATTATTATGTCCGACGAAAATAAGCCTATGTTTCTTGCGAATGATGTAGCGAGATCATTAGGATATATAGAATATCAAAAGGCAATACGCACCCATTGCAAAGGGGTGTCCGAAATGGACACCCCTACCGATGGCGGCATTCAAAGGGTGAAATACATCCCCGAATCCGACGTTTACCGTCTTGTCATGCGGTCGAAGCTCCCGCAGGCCGAACAGTTCCAGGACTGGGTGTGCGATGAAGTTCTCCCCACGATCCGCAAGACTGGCGGATACATGTCGGCCAAAGAGACGGACACGCCCGAAATGATAATGGCACGTGCCGTGCTGGTAGCCAATGACACTATAGCCCGCCAGAAGCAACAGTTGGAGCAGGCACACAAGCAGGTCGCAGCGCTCGCCCCGAAAGCCGAACTAATGGATAAAGTACTGGACACAGACCAGAAGATCGACGTCGGGCAGGCGGCAAAGATTTTGAACCTTCCCTTCGGCCGCAACACGCTCTTTCAACGGCTCCGTGAACGCGGTATATTCTTCTGCAATCGCAATGAGCCTAAGCAAGAGTATATTAACCGGGGTTATTTCGAGTTAAAGGAGAAGTTAATAGACCGCAACAACCACGAATCGTTCACGGTTATAAAAGTCCTCGTGACGCAGAAAGGGTTGGATTTCCTCGCAAGACAATTCGAAGTAGTCCAAACGCCAAAGAAGATGGCACCGATAAAGTAACCCCCGTATACCACTATTTCCACACCACGTTGGGGGCGCCTCGCAGAAATGCGGGGCGTTTTTATTCCCTTCCTTCCAACCTCACTACAAAGTGTAGTTAACTACATCCTAACGGTGTAGTGTAGGAGGGTAAAAAAGTCAGAGAAAAATTTGCATTTTGCTAATACGTGCATTATATTTGCAGCACGAATAAGATATAGACGTACGGGTCTATCCGTATAATGTGTAAATGAAAACAACTGTATAGAGCCCTAAATAGTTATTTTAGGGCTCAATTTTTTTAGCTACTAACTACACTAAATTTATGGCTGCAAATAAATTTTTCCAGCAAGAGCTTTTTAAATTCTCCATTTTCCCAAAATATCAAAGTTGCATTGATGATTTGGCTACAAATCTTGCCGACCCAGAGGAGTGGGACTTTTCAGATGACAAGAGAAAAAGTCACTCTATACTGAAAAATTATTTAGAACACATCTTCCGAAAATTGAGAGCAGAAAAACAAAATCTGCTTTACAGCCAATAACGAGTATTGCTGCTTCAATACTGGGCTTGTCACTAAAAACCTGGAAGAAATATTTGCCTTCTTCTTCAAAAATAAAAATCAAGGTGAAGGAGTTCCGCCCTATGTTTTTAAATGTTTTTGCAAAAAAAGCGATGGTGCATTATTGCGAACATTTAAATCATCTTTGCCCAAGATAGCAGATTTTTTTCAAAAACCCGAAGACTTACTTTTTAATCCCAACTGCGAACTTATTCCCGATATAGATCATATCATCCAAGATAACCTAAGTCGTTTCCCAGCTGCTATGCAAGGGAGTGGTGATGCTGAAATTCGTCGCCGGTTGGAAGGGGCTATTGATGAAGCTCGTAAAAAAGTGAGAACGAACTATAAAACTGCGGTGCCCCAATTCTATGGCAATAGGATTCAACTATTGTTGCCACTATGTTTAACACCCAACTCCCCCAATCCTGATTTAGCATTGGTTGTACATAAAATTGAAAATAACACATATACCGCACGCACATGTCTGACGCTTAAAATGGCTTATAATAATGCCCGATTAATTGTTAAGCCTCAGAGCACATGGTTAAAACCGTAAAATCATACGTAATTTAATACTGCCATTGTATTATGACTAAAGTAGGGAGAAATCCCTGCTTTTTTATTGATATTTTTACAGCTCCCCATTGTTATTAAAATGCACAGTCACACATTTGCACAGAGGCTTGAGGAATCGCCGAGCCCTTGATGCAAATGATTATTTACTCTCCGACAGGAACAGAAATATTGGACGCGCCAGTCACCAAAGAGGCTATCATCAAATATGTCCTCATGGGAGACTACTATATCGAGCTGCCCTTTAATCTCCTTGAACCAACGACATTTGCTCGTGGTTCCTACATCACATATAAAGGCCGCAAGTTCGAGATTATGTCCACGGTGCGCCCGGAGTTCGACAATAAGACCGGCGGCTATAAATATACGCTCAAATTCGAGGCTCAGCAAAACCACATGAAGCGTTTCGTGTGCTTCTGGCTGGGTGGGGACAATCCCGAAGCCGTATTTCACAACACCACAGACCTCGAATCCTTCGCGGCGTTGATCGTCGCCAACATGAACAAGCAGCTCGGAGGCGAAAACTGGCAGGTAGGCACAATCACCGTTGACAATCCTAAAGCTACGAAGCTTGTATCGTTCAATGGCGATAAGTGCTGGGACATCCTCAATACGATTGCCGAGACCTTTGAGACGGAATGGTGGACAGAGGAAAACGGCGACCTCATATCGTTATGCTTTGGCAAACTGGACTTCGGATCTCCCGAAGAGTTCAGACAGGGGAATGTAGTGAAAAACATTCCCGCAAAGAAAGGGGATGATTCGAGCTACGGCACCCGGTTCTACGTCTTTGGCTCTACTCGCAATCTCACAAGCGACTATGGGCAAGCTCCGCAAGGAGGTGAAACGAATCATGTATCTGAAATTCGGCTTCGCCTGCCGGACGGACAGCGGTATATCGACGCAATACCTGGTCTTTCGGGAAGCGACATTGTGGAGCAGGTCGTGTTCTTCGATGACATATACCCCAAGAATACGGAGACTGTCACCAGCATTGAGACCGTAGACCGGGAGATCATCGAAGGGCAAACGGATAAGGCGTATGTCATGTACTGCAAAGACACGCCGTTCCGGCCTTCGGACATGATTAAAGGCGAAACCCTAGGTGCTACCTTCACGAGCGGCAGTCTTATGGGGCGGGATTTTGAGCTAAGTATAAACTACAAACCAGAGACGTGGAAACCGGAGGATGGATTTGATAAGAAGTTCGAGATCATCGCGCAAGTAGAATCATCCGGTGAAAGCCAACTTATCATCCCCAACGAAAGCCTGCATCCCGAGCCTGGAGATACGTTTGTCATAACAGGCGTAAAACTACCTAAAGAAAGGATCGAGGAGGCTGAAAAGGAGCTCTTGAAGGCCGGGGAATCATATGCCGCGAAACACAGCAGCGACACGGACGTATACGACTGCGAAACTAATCCCGTATACTGCCAAGAAAACAAGAAGAATTACGATGCCGGGCAAGCGGTTCGCCTTGTGGATCCACGCTTCGGAGAAAGCGGCCGATTATCACGCATCCAGGGATACGAAAAAAAACTATATAACGAATATATCGCCACATATACGGTAGGCGACAATACGGCATATTCTCGTATCGGCAACATAGAATCGGAGGTGAAGGCAAACCTGTACGCACAGCGCATAGGCGTTACCGAATCGGGAGCCTCAATCTACCTTATCACCCGCTACGATTCCACTGCCGCCGCAGACTACAATGCCTATTCCGCCAAGCGTGCACTATGGGAATTCGCTAACAAACAGTTCCCGGACACATTCAAAGGTAAAATGACCTTTGACGACGGTGCCCAGTTCGGGGGGTTCGCATCCGGCATGACTGGCTTTGGCGGCATAATCGACAAGAAAGGGAACGCAGAGATGCAGAGCCTGAAACTTCGGGGATTCCTGGAGGTGCCGGAACTCCGCTACAACCGTGTCGAAATATCCATGGGCGATACGTGGTATGCTCCAAGTGCCGGGATCATCGAAAGCGTCGACACCACGGCCCAAACCATCACCCTCAAGCTCGAAGAAGGCGAGATCGGAAGTCCTCGGGTCGGGGATATATGTATGGGCATCTTCCACAATTTGAACACTTCGGAGAATGCAACCGCGGATTATGACGACGGCCGTGGCAACAGGCGCTTTGCCGGGTTCGCTACCTGCTATTTCCGCATCACCGAAGAGCTGGACACTGCAACTTACAAGACATTCAAGTATCAACTACGCCCGGTATCGGGAGCTTACCCCACCCAATATCATCCGGCGGCGTCGATGACCTTCGTGGGCTATGGCTCCTTCTCGAATGAGGATCGGCAGACCTCCCGCTACGAAACTCGGACATACCAGCGTTATTTAACGGGAGTTTCCGATTGGGAGTTCACTGCGTCCAATATCGCCGCGCAATATGGCGACCTGTCAAACCTGTCCATATTCGGAATAAAGATGAGGGGGTATTCGGCATACCTGAACAACATCTATATGTCGGGCGTCATCCAGCAATTCACGCCCGGCGGCGAAGAGGTGCCCACGATCATAGACCGCGGAGTGTGGAGCGCCACGGAAACATACAACCGCAACGACGACGTATATTGGAACAACGGGCACTGGCGCTGTCTGGTCGACGGCACCAAGACCGAGCCCGGCAAGGATGCCGAGGAGTGGGTATACTTAGGCGGATACGGGGTGCTCGAAACGGTCAGCATATTCAAAAAGTCCGAGAACGAACCGGCGAAACCCACGGAGCTTAAAATACCGCCCGAAGGCTGGACTGCGGAGACGCTCCCGATGTCGGATCAACGTCCTACATGGATGTGTACCGGCACCGTTGTCGACGGGGAGGTCAAATCATGGTCTGCCCCTCAGCGCATATCGGGCGAACCGGGAAACTGGACATCCTATGTATTTAAAAATAGCGATACGGAGCCAGCAAAGCCGACATCCTCCGACCCCATTCCGTCCGGATGGAATGACGCGCCCACTGGTGTCGGTATATGGTGGATGTCCAAGGCTACGATAGACGCATCGACCGGAAAGGCCGGGGCGTGGTCGACGCCTATCCGCGTAACGGGCGAGGATGGGGAGCCGGGGCCGCATACTGACTTCAAATACGCCAAGAATAACAGCACCACCACGGCGCCGGCGCTGGTCAAAACGGATCGCACCCCCGCAGGTTGGAGCGACACCCCGCCGTCGCTCTCTTCGGGTGAATATCTGTGGATGACCCAGGCAGAAATAGACGCCGACGACAATCTGTTGCACCCGACGGTAGGCTGGGCAACTCCGATACGCATATCGGGAGAGCAGGGCCCTAAAGGTGATGACGGCGCCCCCGGCGAAGACGGTGCCCCCGGCAAGGATGGCTTGCAGGGCTGCATAACCCGCCTAACGGAATGGGCATCGGGAGTGGAATACCGCAATGACCTCGACCTCGTTTCCAATGGCCCCAGATACATAGACGTAGTTACGATCTATGCGAACAATAAGCAGCTGAAATTCCAGTGCAGCCAGACGCACACTTCGTCCGCTTCCAACAAGCCGGCGGCGGGATCCGCGTCGGCATATTGGCAACAACTCAACGACATGGTGCCGATATATACGCCCCTGTTGTTCGCAGAGAATGCCGTCATCAACTTCCTCCAAGGTATGGAGTTCGTGGTGCACAACTCCAAGACGGACATTTCCGAGAATACCATCATCGCAGGGCTCGTGGGCGGCGATATTCCCCTGTTCGTCGGGAACAGTACACCGTCGAATGCGCCGTTCAGGGTTGCTAAGGACGGGTCATTCGTGGCCACCAAAGCCGATATTACAGGGACTATCAACGCATCGAGCGGAACGATAGGCAACTTTACAATTGACGAAGGAGCATTAAAATCCACAGACAGCGTCGGTGATATGCTTCTATCTTCCAATCTGATTAAGTTTACAGGCAGTAAGACTAATCTTTATCTTGGAGTCGACACCTGGCCGGCATCAACGGGTGGTGCCCTCTATGGGCCTATAAGAGCAGAAGTAAGCCGCAGCGCAGCCGGCGGCACGGCAGGCAATTACGGAGTGTATATAAATGTCACCGGAGCAGCATTATCGGATGGAACCACTACCGCTGCACGTCAGTCCGGAAACCATGCCTTATATATCCCAGAGGGGGTCATAACGGGTTTCAGGCTGAGGAATGTGCGAACCTCTTCCAATAGAACCCTGACCGACATGGACAGCGTGGTGTTCAGTACGGCTACGAGAGAGATTACGCTGACTTTACCGTCTTCACCAAAACAAGGGCAGATTTATTTCATCCGAAAGGTCGGCAGCGGCAATGTCAAGTTGACGCGCGGGAATACCCAGCACAGGATATGCACCAATTCCAACTCTCAAAACAACACTGAAATTACCTTGGATTGGGGTAAGCTGTGGATCATATTGTGGGATCATATGAACAGTATGTGGACGGCCAACTGGTGCCAATATTAACACAAAAACAGGATATATGAAAACATTGAATTTAAAAGAGTTCAAACTGTTCACCGACATTTCCCGCGCCGGGCATATTGTCGTCGATGCAAGGAAAGAGTTTGCCAACGCCATATACATGGGCATGAACGGCATCGTAGCGCATGACCTGGCATTCCGCATCCTCCACAGCGAAGGCGGCATCGAAGTTTCCGACGAGGAGGAATTGATTATCGTTGATACCGCAAAGATGTGCAAGGCGGTCTTCTACGACAGTATCATGTCCGCTCTCAAAAAAGAATAAACGCTCGAAAGGAATATGAAACGCATCCGGATAGGCAAGGACATAGAGATACATTGGCCGATACTCACCAATGGGCAGCAGGTAGCACTCGAAGGGCGCGACCTGAGACTCTTCGTCCATTTGCCTTCGCATATGGACATTCCCGTCGATTTCACCACCGAAGGCAACACCGCGATTTTCACCATCAGCGGAGCAATGCAAAAATCCATCGGGGTGTACCGTCTCACCATGTGGGAGAATTTGCAGAAGAGAGGGCAAACGGCGGTCGACTACTGCAAGGCCTTCGAATTGGTTCCTACGACACTTTTGGAAGGTGGCGAAGACGAAAGCAACCTTACAACGGAAACTGTCAACCTTGAGGCGTCAAGCCTTGTTATCGGATTGCCCGGCGAGAGTGCTTACGAGGCATTCAAGAAATACAACCCGAATTCCGAACTTACGGAGGAAGAATATGCCGAAGCCCCTATTAACGCTGCAAACGCCGCGAACGAAGCGGCAAAAGCGGCAAATGACGCTGTAAATAAGGTAGGGGATATTGACAAACTCCTTGCCCAAAAGGTCGACAAGGAAGAAGGGAAAGGGCTTTCGACGAACGACTACACCGACCAGGAGAAGGAGAAGCTGGCCGGGCTCTCCAACTACGACGACACGGAGATAAGGAAGGAGTTGTCCGACAAGGCATCCAAGCAGGAACTGACGGAGGCTGCGGCGGGCGCACTGGCTGAAGCAAAGTCGTACACGGACACCAAGACAACAGAACTATGGAATAATGTCAGCGATGTGTTTGACGCCACGTCCGAGGAGCTCAACAGCAACATATCCGGCGGGGATGCGCAGACACTGACCGAGGCCAAAAACTATACGGACAAGGCGATCTCAGAAATTCCCACCCCGGACGTCAGCGGCCAGATCGAGCGGCACAACACCTCCCCCACGGCGCATCCCGACATCCGGGAGCTGCTCAACACCTGCGTAGGACTGCCGGAGTTCAACGACAAAACCTACGAGCTGACCTTCACGACAAAGGGCGGTGCCAAGTTCATCATCGACCTGCCTATCGAGATGATGGGGCTGCATTACAACGAGGATACCCAATCTATCGAGTTCGTAAATGCCGACGGCTCCATATCCTCCATCCCGGTTTCTGACTTCGTGAAAGTATATGTCGGCTCTATCGGTTCCGAGATACAGGTTACGGTCGAAGGCTCCGAAATCCGCGCCTCCCTGCTCAACAACACCGTATCCTGGGACAAGTTGACACTGGCATTGCAGGAGATGATCCAGGGCAAGGCCGACCGCACGGAGCTTCCCACGAAACTGTCCGAACTGGAAAATGATTCCGGATATGTGACTTCGGAAGAATTGAATACTGAATTAGGCTACAAAGACCACGTAGCCTACATCCTCAAGGACTTTACGAAGAGCTATTATAACAATACGGGCTCGGACATCACGGATCGGAGCATGGTCGTTACGCCTACGCAGTCAGGCGTGACGTCGAACTTCTCCCTGACCAGCCGCATCCCGGTCGCAGCTTCGGACTTTATTTTCGTGCGCATGAAGCTGCGCGTGGACAAAGAGTGCTCTTTGCGGATCATTACCTATTCGGACAATCTCGACCAGCGGGGCCGCTGGTTCGTCCTCAAGGCAGACCGCACCTACGAAATCTACTACCGCGGCAAGGCGGCGTCGGTAGCGGGAGGGCTGAATGTGGGCACCAGCATATCCGCAGCCACCAATATCGGCCAGAAGGTCACCATCGAGGATTTGATCGTCACGCTCAATAACTATGACGCATGGTGCGATGCCGAGAGCCGGGCCACGCTGAAAAACTTCGACACGGACTCCTTCACCGTGGACGAGGGCGGGACGGGGCATTTCTTCTCGGTCGCGCAGGCGTGCGACTTCGCAAGGGACGCCTTCGATGTCGTGAACAACGCGGTTACGGTGTTTATCCGCAACGGCCTTTACGATCACGAGGCCCCGAAGAATGTGGCGATGGGTTACCCGTATGCGATCATCAACAAGGGGGCGAACCGCATATCGCTTATCGGCGAGAGCCG